TAGTAAAAGAAAACGAAACAGGCGAAGCAAAAAAGTTTAGACAAGAGATTGTTGCATCTGTAAAAAGAACAAGAAAGATTGCAAAAGAAAAAGGAATCAAAAATACAGTAATTCAATTTACACCTGAATTTTGATAAAAAAAGCCCCCTCAGAATCGCCTGAGAGGTGCCTGAAATTTTGCTTGCTTATGTTTGTACCTAGCAAAAAGCCCCTTTCGGGGCTGTTCGCTTTAGCGGTAAAGATAGCTTCCGTATGGGTCAGCATTGGCAAAACATCTTTTGCGGCTTGCTTCATCTAAAAGATCATATCTTGCGCCTTTTGCGGGGGCGTTCCACCCTGCGGCTTTGTAAACAAGACCTGTGTTTTTATCAACAAAGCAATGAACGCTGACTTGATTTGTATTCTTGCCATCGCGGTCAACAACAACTTCAGTAATTTTGATGTAACGCTGTCCGCGTCTTGTATAAAAATTGTAGCTGTCAGTTTTGTCGTTAAGAACTTTTACATATTCTTGAACAAATTTATCGACAGTTCTTGATTGGTCAATGATTGAAAGGTTTTCCATTTGTTTAATTGGTTTTGAACAATTTAATTATATTATAATTAAAAGAGGGTGTCAACCCCCTAAAAATTATAGTCGTAGAAAGCCCGCCATCCCCTGCCTAGTCTTGTTGGATTTCGGTCATGCTGTCCGCATTGACACCATTTGCCGTTCTGTCTAAATCCAAACTTCATAAGACCACCTTTTTTGTTTCTTGTGATGTCGTATTTAAGATCGCGATTGTTTGTGCAATGGCCTGCGAATCCGCCGGGGATGATGTTTGGCCTTACCTCCTTGTTTAGTTTGTAGTTATCCATTTGAACAGTAACGAATTTTTTTGTTCTCTTGATAACTGTGCAGGGATGAATGTCTGAATAATAAAGAACGTGCGCCTTGTCTCCAATTTGTGGGTCAAATCCTAAAGTTACGTTTTCCATTTTAAAAAGTCTCCAATTGGTTTGTTTGACAGAAGTTTTGATATTCTTCTTCGTATTTTGTCCATGCTTTTTCATTGTCTTCATCAATGCCTTTGTAAAAAGCATCAACAGCGGCTTTTGGCATTTCTTTGAATTGGTCAGCCATCAAGTCAGCCATTGTAAAGCCTTGAAAGTTTGGAAGCATTTTTCTTTGCTTCTTAAGCATTTCAATCTTTTGATGTAAAGGATGATTGCGAAGTTCTTCTTCGGCTTGGTTGATTGCGTCAGCAATGTTTTGAACTCTTGTCCAGTTTCTTTTGAAGATGTCCATTGGTTTGATTTGTTTCGTACAAATTAATTATAATAGAATTAAATAAACTTGTCAACCCCTAATAAAAACCCCCATTTCTGGGGGCGATATTATTAAGAGCCTACAAGTCTTCTTTGTCTTGTACTTGCAACCTGTCGGCCTAGCCCTGCCCTTGCGCCTGCGCTACTGCCTGCGCGTGAGCCTGAACCGCCTGAAGTGAAACCGCGACCCGATCTTAACTTAGGATATTTTTGATCGCGTAAGGCAAGCGATTTTGAATCTTCAATCTCATTCTTTCCGCGAACTCTAAGCGCACTAAGATTGATTCTTTTGCCTTGCTTCATTTCACGGCGTCCTTCTTTTTCTTCTTGTCTTTTGATTTCGCCAAGACGAGATTGAACTTTCCACGCCCACGCTTTTCTGAAACTTGAATTGAATGTCGCATCGAATCCGCCGCGAACTCCTTTGCGTTCATCTTTCAAGGCGCGTTCACACGCTTCGATCAAATATTCGGCATAAAGATCAATTTGAACTTTGTTGCCTTTTGTCGCAAAGATGTCGAAACATTTGCCTTTGTAAGAATTGCCGATAACTAAACGACCATTGAAAAAGTTTACGCAAGCTGAAACAATGATCTGTTCATGTGGTTTGACTCTTGTGAAATGTTCAAATCCGTTTGCGTCTTTCCAAGTCCAATTGATAGCTTCTTTAAGGCTTGGGTCTTCGATACCTTCTTTAACTCTTTCTTCAAGTTGGTTCAAAGTGATTCCGTACTTTTTAAGAAGTTGCTCTAGTTTTTGTTGAGCCGCGGCCTTTTCATTCTTGTTTGAACTAGAAGTCAAAGCCAGAAGTTTAGAAAGAAAAGAAAATGAATCTCTCATGTTGGTTTGATTTGTTTGTTAACATTTTAATTATATCATAATAGATTTACTTGTCAAATTATTTGTCCATCCATTTTTCGAACAAGCTGTCAGGCTGAAACGCTTTTGCTAAGAAATTGCCATAAAGATTATTGTCCAATATTTTCAATCCATCTTTCTTAGTGAAAGTCGCAACCAGAATTGCTTCGCCTGCCTTGTTCATATCGTAAAGTTCAAAGTCATCAAAGATGCCGTTTTTAATCGCTTCAGGAACAATTTCAGATACTTTCCTATGAACATTGCGAACATATTCTGGAAGAACCCTTCGGCCTGTTTTTATATATCTTTGATAGTTTCTTTCAAGCGCTGTTGCAATTTCAGCTGTTGCATATTTGGCGCGAACTGTCATACCGCGATCTGTCATTGTTTTAATTTTTTTGGTCAAACTGGCAACGCTTCCATCGCCTGTACCATCCAACATTGTGTGGTATCTTCTTTGCGCTGATTCTCTTTGAATCAATTTAGAAATCCAACTCGATTCTTCATGTACATAGTTCGCGGCGTTTTCTGCAATCTTTCCGCCCTTGGCTTTCATCGCATTAAATTCAGGTAAGCGTTTTTTGATTTCATCAGCATCAATAACAACTGTTCCTTTTGGCAATGGCGATTTCTTCAACATGATTGATTTACCAGAAGCCGACCCGCCGCCCGTCATAAAAAAGATCGGATTTTTTTGCGCCTTAGGGTTATTTTCTGCAATAACATCTTCAATAATTCTTCGATGTAATTCCTGACGTTCTGGCGTCCATCTTGTAAGGTTTGACGGCTCCGCGTTTTCTGCAAGTGAACCATCCGAATATCTTTGCCAAGAAAGTTCCGCGCCTTTTCTTTCCCTAACAATATCAGGAACGATTTTAATTTTTTCTGCGTTTCTACCATATGCGGCCTGTAACTGCGCCAAAGTTTTTTCTGACCCATCAACAGCAACAAATTTCCTGATCGCCTGATCGCCACCATATTTTTTTGACAATTTATCAAAAAATCGAACTTTTTTTGCTCCAAGTGCTTTTGCCTTTATTGTTTGCGATTGACTTGAAAGCCAAGTTCCGTATGATTGCCCTGCGGGTACTAGACCGCTTTCTGATGGCCTGAAACCCCTGCGTCTGGGCGCTTCGATCTTACGACCAAAAACACGGCTTAAATTTTCGTAATCTATTTCGGCAACTGTTCTTGATCGACAATTGAAATGCTGTGGTGGCTCCGGCCCTTTTCCATATTCAAATACTTGTTGATCTAATGAACGACAACGTGAACTGGTTCTGCTATCCAAGGTTGCAAGATAACGATATTTTTTTGTTGCGTCTGGGTTTGCCTTGTAAACCTGTTGCGCCGCGACATTGCTAACCTGATTTATTGATGTTCTGACGATTGTTTGAATCTGCGGGTTTGCAAGCATCATTGACGCGCCACGCATTGCCAACTGTTGCTGTTTTGCTGTCTTTGCCAAAGTATTGAATCTCAACTTGCCGACAAGACGCCTTCGCATCTGTTGGGTTGTATCGCCTGCCAATAATCCATCACGAATTGATCTCCCAAGTCTTTCTGCACTTTGGTTTGTAATCCCGCGAAAAGATTTTTTTATTGAATCGCCATTTGGCAACCTTATCAATGCGCCTTCTTTTGCTGTCAAAGAAAACTTTGCGCCAGAACCCGCCGCGATAGTGCTTAATGAATCAGATAAAACATTTAAATTAAATTCAGATGCGCTAGTTGTCACAACAGCTTTTGCAAATGCGGGCGTGACCTCGACAGTTCTAATTGATGATCTTATGCCTGCGGGCAATGCGCGTTCCATTTGAACAGTTGCAAATTCTCCCTGTAACTTTGCAACAGCATCGGAAACAAGTTCCATATCCCGCGTTGATTTGACATCCCATTTTCTAAGGCTTGCTTTTGTTTGTAATAACAAAGCCCGTAAACGTGCCGCTGTATATTTGGGCTGATTCGCCCTTGGAAGGCGCTCTATTGCTTCTAATTTATCAACCGCCCGCAATATAATTCGATTGTATGATTCAACGATTTCACGCGAAACTTTATTTGAAAATCTGTTTAAATCTAAACTATTACGAAAATATTCTTCAGGAATTAAATCAGGGTAAGGAATAGATGCTCCAAGTTTGGAAACATCAGATGGAACCCGAATCGGCGTTTGTGTCATTAATCGTCATCTTCTGGGTCTTCAACTGATTCATCTTGTTCGGCTTCAGGTGTTGGTTCATCTGTTTCGATCATGTCGCCTTTTTGTGTTGATTCAATTTCTTCTTCAACGTCAAAATCATCGCCGAGGATTTCGCCTTCTGCTAATTGCTTCAATAATGTTTCCTGAGATATAGCGCCAGAAGACCATAAACCTTGCATCGCTTGAATTTCTTGCGGTGCTAATCTCTGACCCAAGAAATCACGGTTGACAAAAGCATTTCCGATTTCTGCAATATTTAAATAATTTGCATGAAATACCAAACAATTGTCAATCATGTCCTGAAGCTGTTGCGCCACGATCTTCAATGTCGAATCGCCTTGGCTTCTTTGTATCTCTTGTGATGCGGCTGTTTCCGCGACAAGTTTTTGTCCGAGGATTGCGGCAAGTGCCAAAGTATTTATTTGATCTTCTAAATTTTTTATTCTGTCGCGTTGATACTGAAACGATTGCCCTTTGATCTCTACAAACTCGGCTCTTGCACCTTCTGGAAAGGCAATTGCTTCACCCGGCCCGGCACTTACTTCTTCTGAAGCCTGTGGAAATCCAAAAAGACAAAGTAAAGGAACAGAAGATATTCTTAATTGATTATCAAAATCTGAACTCTTTTGATAATGCAATAAATTCAATTCTGCAATATCTTGCATCGGCGGGCGTGATTCTAAAAACGAAACCTTGTTTGAATATGCAATTGCAAAGGGTATGTAATCCAAGGACGTTGTACCTTCATCAACTTTGACAAATTTTCCCTGCCTGCCCTTTCTGTGAACCTCAAAGGCTCCCGGCATTAGTAATCGAACCTGTTCAACTTCTTTCTGTCCATAATCACCGTCTTCTTCTGTAACCCGTTCCAAAAGTCTTAATTGTGTGAGTTTTTGTTGCCCGTCAACAAGTTCTGTCCTCCATCCAAGTATCTCGCGCGGGCTGTATGTAATCCAATAGGGTCTGCCAGTTCCGCCTGTTGGTGCATCAACAA